AGAGCTATAAGCCTCTTTTATTCCGTGGAACCAAACCAGAACTCCAGCGAGTTCTAACGTTTGAAGAAGCGGTGGCGGGTAATACTGAACAATCGGAATATTTGTCTAGCATAAATCGATCGTCATCCCCCGGTTTCCCTTGGGTCTTGAGTAGACCAGGAGGAACCAAAGGAAAGACTGCGTGGCTAGGGAGCGACGAATACATCTTTGATGACAATGTACGAGAAGCAGTAGAGCTGCGCATTTCAAATGCAAAGCAGGGCATTCGTATGCCTACTGTGTGGACTGATACATTGAAGGACGAACGTCGTCCTATTGGGAAAGTAAATGCCAGAGAAACTCGCGTCTTTGGCAATGGTGCAATGGATTATACTATCGCTTTCCGTATGTATTTCTTGGGCTTTCTTGCCCATATTATGGAAAATCGTATTGAGAATGAGCAATCATTGGGCACTAATGTTTACTCCGGTGATTGGAAATTGACCGCTGACTATCTGAACCGTAGGGGGAAGAAAGTCATTGCTGGTGATTTTTCCAAATTTGATGGAACCTTGAATTCGTGCATCATGTGGGAATTCGTCAATGTAATCAATGAGTGGTATGACGATGGTGAGGAAAATGCTGCTATTCGCAGAACTCTCTTCATTGAAGTCATTAACTCTTTGCATTTATGCGACGGAATTTTTTATATGATGAATCATTCCCAACCATCTGGTAATCCAATTACCACAGCATTGAATTCTTTTTATAATTCGATTTCTATGAGAATCGTTTATGAAATTTGCAGAATCAAAGCTAAGGTTGGCGTTAAGGAAACCTTCAATACTCATGTAAACATGGTGTCCTATGGTGATGACAACGTCGTCAATTTTGATGATGAAGTCGCTCCATGGTTTAACCAAAATACGATTACTGAAGCATACGCTGAAATTGGTATGATCTATACAGATGAGACCAAATCAGGAGATAAGATGGCTGACTTTCGTACCATCCACGAAGTAGCTTATCTTAAACGTCATTTTCGTATCGAGGATATGCGGGTATATGCACCCCTCGATTTGAATACAATTCTCGAGACTGTGAATTGGATTCGTCAATGCCCTGATGCTGTAGGGGCTCTGAAAATGAATTGCGAGAACTCAGTGATGGAATTGTCTCAACATCCAAAAGATGTTTTTGACAAATACGCACCATTGATCAAATCAGCATTCCGTAAGGCGACTCAAGAAGAACTTGAAGTGCATACTTACGATGAGTATGAACAAATGAAACTCGAAGAGTATTATTTGTAAGTACGGGTCTACAACCAGATAGACCTCTTTCGCACCCAACAACCACAAAATTGTTGTGTGCCAGAGAGGCCTTGGGAAGTAGATGACAGAGTGATATCTCCATGGGGACATGTTTGATATCTAAACTCTTTACTCGCCTTTTCCGCGGATTAGGAAACTACATCAAATTGGAATTCCATAGTTTGTGAATAAGACAATTTAACCAAAGCAATTTCTCAACTGAAACAGTTATAGGTAACCCCCCTTCGCTTA